ACCGCTGGACCCGTATCTCAATCCCTAATAACCCAGAGGATAAACCCAGGCAACAGGCATTGATTATTGATCGCAGCGGAACCCGTCCTTACGCGTGATACACTAAACCCGCAGTTTCTTTTTGTCCTTTAGGCCCCACTTTGCGTGGGGTCCTTTTTTTAATAAAGCGGTGCGCATGAGACATCCACCACAATGTCACGGGTCATGCCACCAACCTTGCGTTTAGCATAAATCACCACCGCCCTAGTCTTGGCAACCTGGCAATCTTGAATGGCGGTAACCACCTCAAGACGGCTCATTGAGTGAACCTTATCGTCCACAACCAGCAGTTGTTCTGGCATAGCGTTTTTATTTGGCGTATTGCTACAGCCACTCAAAATTAGTAAACAAACGCCGGTTATGATTATTTTCATTTTTCTCTCCTAGAATGGGTTGTCATCGTTGATGTCACCAGCATATGCCCGTGAAGGGTATTTTCCGGCGCTCTGAGGCGTTTGTGGCTGCGAGTCAGGCTTGGACCCAGCAAACTCAATTTCGCCTATCCTGCCCCTAAAAGTAACGCCCTCGGTGCCGTCTTTTCGTTTATAGGTTTCTACATGGGGTTCGGTCATGCTGACGAACAACAACTGGCCTTTGGTGAGATAGGGTTTTAACTTTTCGCACCGGTCACCCCACATGGTCCCGTTGACCCATTGGGTCGGCTGCTTACCATCAACCTTGCGGCCATAATTAAACGCCAAGGATAAATCCATGATGGCCTTACCATCTGGCGTAAAGCGTAACTCTGGGTCATTGCCCAGGCGGGCTAATCCGATCATTAACATTAAAAACTCCCTTTATCAAAATAATTTGATTCATCATTAAAAAACTCAAATAAGGCATCGCATTCGGCTAAGAACTTCTCTGCTGCTGCCTCCACCTCGGCCAACTCCTCTGGTGTGGGGACATATTTCTTGATGAATAAGTCTTTCCCCTCGCCCATACGCGGGTCGTAGGATACAAACCAGACATCCTTACCAGTACAGGCCGACTGCAATAACATCTGCGGTTTGTATTCCGCTGGGATAGCCTGGTTAGCCACATACTTCATGTGTGTCTTGGTCTTTGGGCATTTCACTTCGATTAAAGAACCATCGGACACGAATCCGTCTGGGCTCACACCGCAATGGTCAATGCTTGGATGGTCAATAAAACCAACATCCTTAACCATTAGGCCGGTTGTGTTTTCAAAGGCCTCTTTGGCTGCGGCCTCCTGCTCCACGCCCCATTGCATATCCGAGGTCATGTACTTATCCGCAAAGGTGTTGGTAATGCGCTCGGCCACCACCTCGTAGCGTAGGTTTTCCCGCTCACTAGACTCTTTGCCAGACTTTAGGAAGTTCATGGCAGCAGCCATCCTGGAACCGGTTAACTTACCAAGGCGGTTGTTCCACCAGGTCCCGTCTTGCTGAAATGGGTTTGGTTCACGCACTTTGCTCTCCTTTTAATTTCTCGTTATGTTTAGCTGCAAACTCACGCACTAATTCGCGCTCGTCTGGTAACAGGGTTTTCCAAATGGCTTTGATTTGATCAGAGTCTTTTGCTGCGGTAATTTGTGCCTCAATCTCTGCCTGGGTACGGGTTGATTTGGGTTTGGCTGGGCGCGATGCGTTGTTGCCGTCATCGTCCTCTGGGGCAATACCGCAGGCGGCCTGGAGCGAATACCGGCGAGCATAGGTCATTGCTGACCCGTATCCCTGGGCATCTTGCTTGGTAGCTGGCACATGAAGTTTGCCACCGGACAGAGTCTCGCCCGACTCATGGACAAACAAGGTTTCAATAATGACCCCGTCTGCGCACTCATGGGACTGCTGAATTAAGGCAATTCCATTGTTGTTAAGGGCATCAATCACGGCCTCAACGCAAGCTGCCAGGTCGGCATATCTTGATTTAAAGTGTGGGTTGGTGGACGATTTGAGCGCTGGGCCAAAGGCCTTTTGTGCCTTGACTAACGCGGTTGCTATTTTCTGCATATTCCCTCCGATTAAATAAATGCTAACAGTAAACAAAATACAACTAAACCTACGGCAGCAAAGGCCTCCATCCAAGGAGATTCTTTTTTAGTAAACACATTACGCTGCCACCTGTTTGCCTCAAAGTTGGTCTTTTTCATGCTGCCCTCCGATTTCTAGATGGTACAAACATTAAGCGATAAACTGCGTAACGCACACCAGATGGCTCTTTGACCATTTCTGTAAGGATGTCCCAGCCCTCGGCCTTGAGGTCATAAATAATGTCGGCTAGGCGTGTGGCGTGATAGCGCTCAATTGCCTCCCAGCTGGTTATCTTTTTCTTGCTGATTAAATGCTTTGCAACTAAGTTAATTTTGGTATCTTTCATACTTCCTCCACGGTTATTTTGTAATGACGGCCATTGCAATCCACAACAAACAAATGCTTTTTGGTGCTAAGAAATTGACCCTCTGGGCTCAAGTCCCAATGAATGCGACCAGCGCCATAAACGATGGCTAAAGGGTCGGGTGCGTTAAGGGCTCTTTTGGTTATGTGAGCGATGTAGTCGCAATATGCTGGCTGCGCTAGTTGCTCTTGATGCTCCAGCTGCTGCTGGTGATGTAAGGCTTGTGTATCTTCCATATTCTCTCCGATTTTGTTTCCCGATCAAGTGACCGTAAAGCAATAGTAAACTGTTTATTTACCCTTTGCAACGGATTTATGCGTTTTTTTATCAAAATTAGGGAAAGTACCTATAAAAATAGGGTAAATACCTACAAAAATAGGTAAGCGCCTACCAAAATAGGCACTCGCCTAGTAATAAATATGGTAATATTGATGGGTCAGCAAGGTGGCACTTGTTGGAATATCTGGGAGAGAACCCCGAATTTTTCGGTGGTGCGAACAATGCTTGGTATTGGTCATTCTCTCAGAGGACTTATTCCAAGGATGCCCGCCAAGGCCGCACCTCCAAAGAGTTTGGGGTTTTTTGTTGCCTACTGACCGTACTCCGAGCGTTATTAAGAGCCTACATCGGCTGCGCGGAACAGTAGATACGGTATCGGCTCACCACCAGATAACCGGAGCAGCCTGTCAACGAGGGACTGCGGAACTAGCCTAAGACATGGGTGATAGACAACTTAGGTTAGGATGAATCGTTGCCTTATGGGGCGCATAGGCTGGATTGTCTTACTAATCTTTGCTGGTGCTAAGTGATCATAGCTATCACCCTTGGGTAATCTATAAACATAGTTGCAAACTATTTCTTAATAATATATTCTCTGCAAAAGGAGAACAATATGACCTTAGATGACCTTGAAGAAATGGCGCTGAAATGCGGAATGGTAAAGACTAAAAAAATTTGGTCGGCTACCGAAATGCAGCTGGAATACTTTACAAACAATTTGCTTGAGGAATTTAAGCAAATGGCCAGAAACCAACTAATTCAATCCATAAAAAAAACAGCGGAGTACGAGCGCGAACAATGCGCCAAAGTCGCTGAGATGGCTTGGTTTGAGGGCATGGAACAAGAGGACATCGCCAAAGCTATACGCGAGAGAGCAGACGAGTGATTTCGTATTCTGCCCAAACCCCGTCATTAATGGATTTTTCTTGGTTTATTTTGGTTATTGCAATTTTGGCTGGTTTAGCTATTTGGTTGAGGGATAAATGACAGACTTTGAAGAATTTTGGACAACCTATCCCCGCCGTGTGGCCAAGGGAGATGCCCGTAAGGCATGGGTCCAGACCGAGGGTATCCGCCCGCCGCTGCCTGAACTATTGGACGCTATTCGGCAGCAGATGCGCTCGGATCAATGGCGCAAGAATGATGGCCAGTTCGTATGCTACCCCGCCACATATTTGCGCCAAGAGCGTTGGTCTGACGAATTAAAAGTAACCCTGCCTGGCGTTGTTAACGGAAAAGAATGGCACGAAACATGGCCTGGCATAGTAGCCAAGGGTAAAGAGTTGGGCATTTTGGAGTCCCAGTTTGCCCATCCTTATGAATTTAAAGCTGCGGTATTTCGCGGATCGGTAAAGGCTGCGTAGTTGAACAACAAACTGACTGCGACCCAGAGGAATCATCTTACACGCGTTAAATCATTGCCCTGTGGCGTTTGTGGCGTGTCTGAACCCTCAGATGCCCACCACATTGAACAAGGCCTCCAATACCTTTGTATTCCGCTCTGTAAGGATTGCCATCAAGGCAGCCATAACGGCATCCATGGCCGCAAATCCATATGGAACGCAACCAAACAAACTGAACTAACGGTACTCAATGACACAATCCAAAAACTCCTCCAATAGACTAACGCTGCCTTGGCCGCCAAAAGAACTTAGCCCCAACTACCGCGGGCATTGGGGTCCGGTTGCATCGGCTAAGAAAAAGTACCGGTTTGCGGTCCGCATTCTAGCGCTGCAACAACCAATACCCTTTATTGAACACATTGTGGAGGACGCGCCCATATTTTTGGAGGTGGAGTTTTACCCACCAGATAACAGACCGCGGGACCAGGACAACATGATTGCCTCGTTTAAAGCTGGCCAAGACGGTCTGGCCGATGCCTGGAAGGTCAACGACAAACGAATTAATTGCACATACAAAATAAGCCAGCAGCGGGGCGGTATGGTAAAAGTAAGAGTTTTATAGGGAACTGTTTATTATGAAGAAGTTAAAACGCCGTCCAAGATTATCTCAAGACATTTTGTTGTTACTTGAGCGACTACCCAATTTAACGCAAGCGCAAATCGCAGCTGAATTGGTTGCAAAACCGCATTCAATCAAAGCGGTATTATGGAAATTGGTGCATCGTGAAAATAAAATTGTTGCCACAAAAGGCGCAAAGGCAGATAAAATAACAGGGCCGAAGGTCATTAATATGTACTGTTTGAAGGAATTATGAAAGACATCGAAGCATTCTCGCTGGCATTGCTTAACTCTGCGACCTGTGCGCATTTGCAGCATTGGCAGACTAAAAGCTATGCGAACCACAAGGCCTTGGCCAAATACTATAAAGCCGTCCCAGACCTCGTAGACCGCCTGGTTGAGTCGTATATGGGTCGGTATGGTCCACTAGACGAATTTGAAGAAGAATTTGAGATTGACAAGGACCCTGTGCGGTACTTCAAAGCATTACAAAAATATGTCGATCAAAACAGAAAACACTTGCCAAAAGACACCGAATTACAGAATACTATTGATGAAATTACCGATTTAATTAACTCTCTGCTATACAAATTGCAACAACTCTCCTAAAGGAACCCAAAATGAACACATTTAACTGCCCAAAAGACTGTAACGACAACCCTGGTCGTAAAGAAAAGACCAAAAACGCCGTAATGCAAGAAGGCAAAAACAAGCCAATGGGCGAAAAAATGACCATGAAAGGTCGCGATACCAAGATGGAAACAAACAATTCTGGCGAAATGTACCAAAAGTGAATTGCGGAAATTGTATATTTTTTCAGGGTACGCAGTTCGGTCATTGCCGGCGCTACCCTGAAAATATAACCAAACAGGCTGGTATGTGGTGCGGCGAACACAAAGTCGTTGTGCCTCCGCAGCCAATATTCACGGAATTGGCAGCCACTCCAGCACCTACAAAGGTAAGAAAAAATGCTAAGACCCCTGCGTGATCGAATCGTTGTAAGACCCATTGAGCGGGTCAAGAGCCAGGTGATTGATGTCATCATGGAAGAACTACCCAATATTGGCGAAGTATTAGCCGTGGGTCCTGGCGAGATAGACAAGAAGGGCAGACTAATCCCAAACCCTATTGAAATTGGGCAAAGAATTCGATTTGGGGGCGCGGAGGACTATTTGTCTTATCCCCGATTTGAGGATAACGGCGAAGAATTAATTGTGATGTCCTGGAAGGATGTCTGTTTTGTGGAGGACAATGATGCCAAAAACCACTAATAAACCAATTGCGCGCACCACTACCGGCAAGGGTAAAAATTACAACCCAACCGAAAAGGGTGCGGGCATGACCGCTAAAGGAAGGGCGGAATACAATGCAAAAAATAATGCAAACCTTAAAGCACCTGCTCCAAACCCTAAAACAAAAGCTGACGAAGGTCGTAAAAAGTCTTTTTGTGCGAGGATGAGCGGAATGCCTGGGCCGATGAAAGATGAAAAGGGAAGGCCCACCCGAAAAGCAGCATCTCTTAAAAATTGGAATTGTTAACTAAAAGGAATTAATCATGTCAAACGGAAAATCAATTGGCGTAGCATATGCCGACCCACTATTTGAAAGCCTCGATGTTTCGGGCGCTGTCAACTTAACTGGCGGTGATTTTAATATCACTACAACATCAACAAGCACCAACGGCTCGACTAGCGTTGAGCCAGTATTAGTTAGCACAACAATGACCGGCACCGGTGGCGTTGGTGGTCGTGCTAAATTTTTAACAACCATCAACTCAGTTCTTGGTAGCTACTCAAACGCGCTTAAAGGTGAAGTTGTCTATGGAACCTCTGGCCGTACTACTGGCTTGGGTTCTGCCGTTTTAGCTGAAATGACACTATCGGCTGGAACATCTGCTGGTAACTATGCCCCAGTTGAAATTGAATTAAATTGCGCATCTGGTGCGTCTACTGGAACAACAACTGCCCTAATTTATGCCAGCGTTAATGGCACAGGCGCTGCAACCGTAGACACTAATGGTTACTTATTGAATCTAGCTGGTGTAACCGTGGCAGGCGCTAAATTGGCTGCTACAGGCACAATTACCAATGTCAACGAAATTACGCATGGTTTGCGAGTCAAAATCGCTGGTAGTGACTATTACCTATTAGCTGCAACTGCCGCTAACTTTAATGCATAGTGATTACTAAAGACTATTTACTACAGTTGAGGCAGGCATCCGTACTAGAACTTCAAGCGGCTCTAGAGCGGGTGCAGCAACAACGAGGCGCAATTGCGATTATTGATGCCTTACTGGTAGAAATTGATAAGGAAAAAGACAATGGCAGCTAAACCTGGCTTGTACTCAAATATCCATGCAAAAAAGGAGAGGATCGAGCGCCAAAAGGCTGCTGGAAAGACTCCTGAGAAGATGCGCAGCCCAGGCACCAAGGGTGCGCCAACTGCTAAAGCGTTTAAAGAGTCGGCTAAAACTGCTAAGAAAAAGTAATGCCTCTTATTAAAGACATTGGCAAAAAAGCATTCCAAAAGAATGTAAAAGAATCCATTGCATCTGGTAAGCCAGTTAAGCAGGCCGTGGCAATTGCGTATTCGGTTAAGCGTGAGGCTGCAAGCAAAAAGAAGAAGAAATAATGGCCAGGTTGTCTGACATATTCGACCCCAATGTAGAGAGGCTGTCTATTTTGCCCCGTCCGCGGGGTAGTTTGCCATCTGAGGGGCGCGGTTCTGTTATGAGCCCGCCGGTGGATTACAAGGATTGGATTGCGCCACAGTTCTTAGTAGATATAGTTAAGGCCTTTGAAACACCAAGAAGGGCAGCGCAAGGCGAGGAAATCACTCCGCAAGAGGCATTAAACCTTGGACTCAATGTAGCCGGTGGTGGATTCGCTGCAAGCAGCGGGGCTCCGGCAAATGCGTTGGGTATGTTTATTGGCCCTAAATCGTCTGCCTGGAATAAGCCCGCATACGAAAGAGCCATTGAGATGGAAAAGGCTGGGGCGCGACCCTCTGACATTTGGCGCGAAACTATGACGGCCCGTGGCTTAGATAAGAAATGGCGGCAAGAGATACCTGATAATGCAGCCGTTTTGGATATGTCTAAAATTCCGCAATCACCAACCAGAATAGATGTTGCAAACCATTTTTTGGTTCAACGCGGAATTGTTCCAAAAGAAAAGGCGGGTTTTGTTGGCGTAGGATCAAGCGAAACTTTAGTACCGGCTGCAGCCCAAAAAGAAGCATTGGATTATGCCGATAACTTTTTAGCAACCTTTGAACCGCAATCGCAAAAGTTGACTGCTGCATTTAAACATAATGCGTTGGAACAGGCTTATCCAGATTTAATTAATAAATTAAGAGTTGGGCAAGAGATGCGCCCAGACATCCGTGGAACTTATCAGGAAAAAAGGGATTTAGTTACTACAGGTGGCGCTACCTATACTGGCCAAACTGCAGAACAACAAGCTAATGCAGCTAGATCAACCTTATTACATGAAATTCAACACGCTATCCAAAAGACAGAAAACTTTGGGCGCGGTGGCAGCCCAGAGTCTGCAAAACTAATAGCCAAGGCACAAATTAAATCTGAATTAGCGCCGTTAGCCACCCCATTTGCTATAAACCGTAAATACTGGGACGAATATGGCGCAGCTGCTAGGTCGGAGTATATGGTTCGATTGGGTGACATTGCGACACGGGATAACATCAAACCAAGAACTATTTATAGCCTATCAGATTGGTATAAGTACGGTAACGATT